TGGGATCGGGCAAGCATCATAAATATTTAAGGCATCTCCGTACTCCTTAATTAACCCCAACGCTCTTTTTGGTCCAATGCCTGGAATACCAGGAACATTATCCCCTTTATCTCCAGTAAGGCACTTCAGTGAAATATACTCTTCTGGGGTTACATCATAGTGTGTACTCCAGTTTTCTAACGTCACTTCTTTTCGAGTTACATAGGAAAATCTTCCTACATTCTCTTGTATTAGTAAATCCCAGTCTCGGTCACTGGAAATTAACCAAATATACTCTAAACCGTATCGCTCTCTTTCTTTAACTAGATGGGCCGCTATATCATCAGCCTCTACTCCCTTAAATCGTAGTAGGGGGTATTCTTCTTTTAATAAAGCTAAAGACTCCTCATACTCTTCAAAAAACTCTTCAAACGCTATCTTTTCCTCCTCGGATTGATCTGCGAACTTATCCTTTCTATTCTGTTTATAGTCAGGACTAATTTGTTTTCTGTAGCTAGAAGAGCCCCAGTCTGCCGTCATTATAATTTTTTCACAATCATAAGAGCGAGCTAAGGACTCTACAGTTCGCTGGTATTCATACCGGAAGTCTGTTCGACCTTGGTGCTTCCATCTAAAAGCTAAATTAAGTGCGTCTACTATTAATGCACAATTTGGATTTTTATTATTTACTTTCTCTGAAAAATTAAACGCCATATAAAAAATCCATGTCTTCTATTTTTAGCCAGTCTTCGGCTAGTAGAACATAACAATCTAAAAACTTAATTTGCATGTATTGTAGGGTAGTCACTGGTTTTTCTTCGGTAACTACAAATACAGGGGATCTATTATACTTAAAAAATAGAAGGGGCTCTTGATTACCCCCCGTTGCTTGCTCTTTTAGTTTTTTCCACCACTTAATTAGGTTGTTAGTTTTAGGTGCTGTAAATATTCTATCTGTTAATGGAGACTCTGCATAGTTTTTTACTTCTATGCAGAATCTGTTTTTCTCGTGGGGTACATAAAGATCACCTTTTAAGTACTCAAGAGCGCCTGAATTAGGCACTCTCTCGAACTGAAGATTAGTGTATTCTCTAAGCATATCTCTTACAATATACTCGCCTCTAGCCCCTTTTGCTCTTGAATCAACCATACTACTTGTCTAATGCACTTACGTTGCCTTGTTTTACTACTTCAATTTTTTCTAGCAAGGGATGAGTCCAGCCATGAGAAACTACATAAGTATTCAGCTCTTCCGTGAGCAAAACTTCTACTAGCTTCTCCCGCCCCGTGTCATCCAGTACATTAATAACTTCATCTAAAAATAGGATATTAATTCTAGATTTAGAGATGCTGCTCATCAGCTTTCTAATCGCTATGAGAGTGGCAGTATTTACTCTAGCTAGCTCCCCTGAGGAAAGTGCTAGAATATCTACTACATTTTCATTATCCGTTATCTGTACATTTAGCTTATCGTTTGAAACAATAAATTGTAGTGTAAAACGCCCATCGGATAGCTCTGCAAGGTACGTGTTAGCTAGCGCTTCTAATTCCTTTACAAGATTTTCTATTTTATACGCTAGTAATCCATTCGTACTGAATGCTTTTTTAAGTAAATCCAAATTAGAATCCAACTGCCGTTGTTCTTCTAGTATTTGCTTAGCTTTTTTTAAGTTATCTAAAAAGCCATCTGTTTGGGCTTGAATTATTTCGATACGAGTATTAGATCTAGTTCTAGCTTCGTTTTCTTTTGCAATCTTAGCTAGCTCTGCTTTTGCTGCTACTAGCTTAGTTTTAAGCTCTGCCAATTTATCTGACAATTCTTTTTTGTCTAATATTTGATTTGGCAAAGAGTTGTCTATACCTCTATAGAGGTCTTCCCACTCCTTTTGTGCTTTAGATAAATTAAGCCTAGAATTATTGTTTCTTTTTATCTGCCGTATCATGTCTTCGTTAAAGTCTTTATCGCTATCTAATTTAGCTAGCCTAGTTTTTTCAGACTGCACTAACTCATTCTTAAACTCTGCGTCAATATCCTGCTCACAGGTAGGACACTTATCCTCTAGCCTTAATAGCTTGTCTAACATGCTGTTAGCGGACTTTATTCCTGCATTTAGCTGCCCTAAGTCGCTCTGATACTTATCATATGACTCAGCAGGGGGCAACTGATGTAAAGCAGTCTGCACCTGGTTAATATCTATGCTGGACAGCATATTTTTGTATTGATTGTTTTGTAAGATTTTTTTATTTTTTTCAGAGATATTTTCAAGTTCTACTGATAGAGAACGGAAAGTTTTCTCATCTTCTTCCGTATCAATTTCAAAATCTAACAAGGGCAGTACTATCGTACTATCTAATTTATTATTTTGTAACCATTTTTCAATTGTTGCAATTTCTGAGTTTACCTCGACAATCCTAGAATTAGACTCTTTTGCTGCCTCTTTAAATACCTCAAATAAATTGACGTAGTTATCAAGGTGTAGTAAATCAATTAAAAACTTTTTCCTGTTAGTATCGGTGGCTGTAAGAAACTGCAAGCTCGCATTTGTATTTTGGTACACAAGCTGCGAGAATGTTTTAAAGTCAATACCAATAACTTCTTGAATACTCTTATATGTATTTGTAGCTGTATGACTAGAAATATCTTCTCCGTCCTTTTCCAGCTTTACTTTGATATTGCTTTTTCTGTCTACACCAATACGATAGTTGCTTCCATCCTTCTCAAAGCTAAGTTCTATACTATACCCATTATTGATATAGCGATTTGGAATATCTGCTTTCTTGATTCCTTTAGAATTCTTATTATACAAAACTTCCTCAATGATTAACGGTATGGAGGATTTGCCCATACCGTTTGTACCAATGATTTGCGTTACTGTATTATCTTCCAGATCTAGTTCATTGTCTGGTCCATAGCTGAAGCAGTTACTCCATTTCAGTTTTTTGAGCGTAATCATTATAAGTTCCTACTATGTCAGCTACTTTGTTATCGGGTATTTCTAGAATATAGGTTAGATACTCTACTAGTTCTTCTTCTATGGTCATATCTTTATCAATAACCAAAGATGCTTCTGAGTTACGCTTTATTACCTTTTTATCAAGTAATTCTGAGTTTTCTACAGAGGCTAATTCTTGTATATCACCCTCTATTTCATAAATAGTGTGATGATAGTCAGTAGGTATCATATCTTCTGGATTTGTAACTGTTTTACGAATAAGCTGAGGAAGATCAAAAGGCTCCCATATCCAGCTCCAATCTTTTTCATTAATAAACAGACACCCCGTTGAGACCTCTTTTCTATGAAAGGAAGTAGTCATCGGACTTCCAGGATACACTATGTTTCTTTGAGTATTGCTGTGAGCATGAAGATCACCTGCAAATACTACGGGAAACTCTGAAAACCTATCTAAATCTACCTCTGGCTTTACATGCGGAGGAATCTCCCCTCTAACATGAGTGAACAAAGGCTGAGAGGTGTTGAAATGCTCAATACTCTCTTTTCTGTGCAAATCTGCATAAGGAAGTACACCAAAACCTACGTCTTCATCAATATAAGAAACATCAACTATATGAATCAAAGGGTTAATATCCCTACTGACCTGCTTTAGCTGACTAAAGAATGTTTTATTCTTCTTTGTTGCTTCATGGTTTCCATCGTAGATTATGGTGGGAACTTTAACATTCCGAATAAACGAAAAGTAAAGTTCCAGTTCTTCCATACTAGGCAGACGATCAAACAAGTCTCCCCCAATGATATGGGAGTCACACTGCTTGCAATAGCTATGCACTTGGTCAAAGAACATATTATAGCGATTTAATGCCCACTCTCGTGGCACATTCTTTTGTCCTAGCTTAATATGCCAGTCTGCCGTAAATAAAATCATCCGATTTTAAACTCTTCTTCAATGCTTTCGTCAATCTCGTTAGCTGCGCCTGCATTATCACGGACGCGATCCAGCAACTCTTTTTGAGCATCTGGAGTAGGGCGAGGCATGACTTCATCCATAGATTTAAGTTCAGCGATCAAAGAAAGTTCATCATCTTCCAAAGCACGAGGCTTGCACTTCAATGCTTGTAGTTGGTACTCTACATTGTAGGGCAGAGGTCCAGTCTTTACTCGCTTGAAGCAAACATCCCAACCAGTTTCAGGATCAGTAGGATCGACTAAATCTCCTGAGGCAGTCA